GCGTCTTGCTAAATGGCGCCATTGGCTTGAAATACCATTTATTCATCATTTTGTTTGCGCCGTTGTATATCCCGGCAAACGGCAATTGCTTGTCAATGTCTGCCTGCAACGTCACTTGCTTGCGCCAAGCATTCATGCTCATGTCAATATCGCCGGGCATCTCTGTCAAAAACTTTTGAACGTGCCGCGATGCAATTTGCGTTGCCTCTTTTTCTGCGACACGCGGGTCAACGCCGCGTGATGTCAGATCTGCCAACGTATTGTCAAACACCTTGCCGCCAGCCCTCGCCGCCTCTTCATGCAATTGAACGCGCTGTGCCACGCCAGCAAAAAACTCATCAGCCGCGCCAAGCGCCCTAAATGGTATTGAGTAAGCAACGCCCATTGCGTTAAACACCTTGCCGGGGACGGTGTTTGTTAAATCGGGAAACTCTCTAATTTGTTTTGTAAATGGTATTTTGTAGGCGGCACCAGCCCAATACTCTGCTCTCAGCGGATCTCTGGGCGCGTCTTTAGCCGCGCCACCCTCTGCAAATTTACGACCCATCATTGACCATCCGTCAATCAAGCCGTTTTTAAAACCAGACATTCTGGCGTAAATGTCTGCGCCGTAGTATCTGTCTGGATCAGTTCTGTAGCCAAATGTCTTTGCAAGGCGCTGGCGCAGCATACCAACAGGCACGGCCATTGCGCGTTCCGGCACATCAAGAAATGCAAAAAGTGCGTTGCCAGCGCCATTAAAAATATGCGTCACTGGGTCATTGAGCATGACTGACTGCGCCATATAAACTATGGCCTCGTATGACTTGCGCTTGACGCTATTTCTGATCAATGCGTTTCTGGCGGCTGGACTGTTTGTTGTCACATATGTTTCGGCAAGGCGCACCAACTGATCATCGCCGCCCAACTCATTTAAGGCATCACGCAATTCTTTTTGTGTTAATCCGCCCGGCCTGTCAGACGCACCCTTAAACACGTTCATTGATCTGGCTATGTCTGTCTTCGCCCCAGATAACTCAACCAAGATCATGTCGTGTTGCGCTATAGCCTCGCGCAATGCCAGCTTGCCACCTTCGTCTAATTCGCCACGCGATGCCAAGAGCATCAAATCGTCAACCTTGCCAGCGCTAACATCGTGCAAAACCACAAGCCCGGCCATACGCTCTGCCAATTGAGCGCCGCCAATGCTGGCGTCAATGCCTTGCCCGGAAAATATCTTTTCTAAATTTTCTTTTGGGATGCCTGCATCTTGGGCGCGTTTATAAATTTCATCAATTGACATTGGCTTTTTAACGTCAACTAATTTTTCGTCAGCCGCCTTTGCCGCCGCCTGCACTGTCGCCGCAAACTCATCGCTGTCATAGAAGCGCGTGTTTACTGGCCCCTCTTCTAAGCCAGCAATTTTCTGCGCCTTGGTTGGCGATGGCACCTGACGCGCCGTGCCAATCTCTGCCTGACGCGCCTGCAAACGCGCCTGCATTTCCTCTAGCGTTACTGGCGGTGGTGACGTTGGCTGCGGCTGTGGTGCCGCTCCCGGCGCACCAATAACAGGCCCAACAGGCACATCAGTGACCGTTGGCATTTCCCCGGCTTCTTTTGTTACTCGCGCCTCTGGCGACAGCCTAGCGTCCGGCGCGGTCAAGCCGCCAATGATTTCTTTGGTTTTGCTTCTGGCTAGCTTAGACGTAATCCCAGAACTGAGACTGGCGACTTGCACATACTCATCTTCTGGCGCACCAGTCTCAGGCGCGGCATTGATGTCTGCCTCTGTGTCCAGAATGCTACGCCGCTCATCTGGTGCTTTAGGTATCGCCATAGTCTATTCCTCATCTTCTATTTTAAGTCGCTTTTTCCACTTAGGAATAGACGCAGACATTTTCGCGTCTAATTCGTCACCTATTTCACGCCAGCTATCTATCGCCGCGTTGTGACGATCAATTCTGGCCCGAACATTTTTGCGAATTGTTTTTGCCTTTCCTCTGATACTAGCCGTTTCGGTTCGCGTCCCGGTTGTGGCGAGTTCGTCTGCATCGCCCCTGATGAAGGCGATAATGTCGCTTTGTTTTGCTGATTTTCCAGCGATTGATTTGATTTTTGTTGCGGCTTCATTTTCCCAACCCTTTACAGTTTGTTCCAGTATTTTAAGGTATTCACTACCATCTCCGGGGTCTTCAACATAATTCTTTCCGTAATCACTTTTAAAAGCACTTTTGAACACCTCTACATTTTTAACCCCAAACGATTTTTCAAGCAAATCGGTGGCGTCATCAATGGCACCTGCGCTAGGCCCAGAGATTGTGCCATCATCCATAAATTTTGGATTGATGTCAACTTTAACACCGCCCGGTGTTTTGGCGATAGAAACCTCAAACCCTTCACCAAGAGCATTAGCTATACCAACGACAAGATCCTCTGGCACAGTTTGGTTCCACTCAAAATAAATGCTATTGGTTGAAACATAACCTTCTGGCACCGGGTCTGCCAAACTGTTTAATGTTTTGATTTCTGCCGCCGCCATAGCTTTTTGACGCAACCCCTGACCAGCCATAGCATTAAAATAAGCAATCTGATCTGGCGTCATGTCCTTTAACGGTATGCGGATATTTGGCGCGGCGGCACCCTCAAACGTGCCACTAAACGCAAATGGATCATTTGATGTTGGTGATGATATTCTGGTAACGGTTTGTGATGTGCCAGTTGCAAGGCGCACAGTTTCTTCCCAAAGTGTTTTGCCTCTGGCGCTTTGGTACATGCCTGATGTCAGTGTCTTTATATATTCTTTTTGCGTTAACTGATCCCCAGCTTCTTTTGCTTTTGCGTAAAGTTCTGCCGCCCGTTTCCCAGATGGTGTTAATAACGTACCAAATTCAACAGTTGCTTTTGGCGCTGATCTATATGATGGCGTTGTTGGACGTAAAGCATCTGCCAGTGCAGGGTTCATCAAAATATCTTTTGTAATTATACCGCCCGGTACATCAATTCCGGCGGCTTCAATTTTTTCAATTACCCTGTCGAACTCTCCAGCGTAATCATTACCCTCAACAGAAATTTGTTTTGATGTGTCAATGCCCTCATCTGATGCCCTCATTTCAACCCATTGCCGCGCTTGCAATTGCCAGCTTTCATGTGGGATTGATTGACCAGAAGAAATTTCATTTGTTTGTGAATTAATAAATTCACGCAGTTTGTTCATGTATTTTCCAAACACCTCATGCAGTGCTTGATTGCCGCTAAGTTGCGCGTCAGTAATACCAAATGCTTTACCAACCCAAACATCGTTTACAGATATTGGATACCGAACAGGCAACCCAGCCACAAGACCCAACGTGTCTGAGAACATGCCAGTCTTGTTTGCAAGGTCTGAACTAATGTTGGTGCCTTCACGTTGCAATGCGTCTGCAACGGTTGACTGTATTGTTAAATCGACATCTATAGGGACGCCGCGCATTTTTTGGGATAACACAGCCAAAGATCTTTCTAAATTTTCTTTTGGCTTTGCTCTAGCAGATGTTGCCCCGACCAGATCCAAAAACATCATATGTTCTTTTGCTGTAAGATCAGGCAGTCTATCAACAAAACTTTCGCCGGATAACTCGTACCAAAGTTGCGATCTGTTTGGCAGGCTCATTGCTTTATTCCAAGCGCCAGCCGGGAAAGCCTTCCAAGTTGCGCCAGTTCTTTCTACAGCATCGCGAGCGGCGGGGCTGACCTCATCTAGCGTTTGTTGCCAAAGCGCATCTAGATCTTTGTCACCACCAACAAATCCGGGGCCGCGTTCAGCCAACTTTTCATCGGGTAGATCAGACCATTTTTGGCCGTTTGGCTGACCTGATTTGTAAACCCCGCCCTGCACCCTTTCTGTTTCCGGCACAGTAACATTTAATCTTTGCGCCACAACGTCAGCACCTTGTCTTGTGTCAACCCGCGCCGCGCTTATTTCATCCGCTGTTGGCAGGTTTGTTGATGGCGGTATTTCTTTTCCGGGTTGGGCAATTTGTGATGTGGGGACATTCATTTGATCACCACCCCTAGCCAACTTACCAGCCGCCGCTAGGGCCGGATCAATCACTTCCATAGGATCAACGCCAGACATCACACGATCAGTAATAGGCCCACGCTCTGCCATACGCGCTTCTGCCCCTTGCCCGGCAACATCTGCACCCTGACGCAAAGCCTGCCCGGCGGCTGGCACACCAGCGCCAAGCGCCTTGCCCAACACGCCACCAACGCCAGCGCCTACAGCACCAGCAGTGGCAAGTCGTTGCGCCGCTTCACCAACAGTAGGCCCACCGCCTGCCGCCTGCTCCACGCCCATTGTGCCGCCCTCGAAGCCTGCACTATAACCAGCGCCTGCCGCCATACCAGTGCGCCCCGGATACTTAACGCCAAGGTCATATGGCATAGCAGCGCCAGTTGCTGTTTTCATCAGCATGTCTTTTATCGGGCCTTTGGCAAAACCAGCGCTTGCCCTAATACCCATAGACCCCAACTTGCCGACAATGCCAGCGTAAGTCAGTGGGTCAGCAAATATGCCGCGAAACGCACGTTTGATTGTTGCGCCGTTTGTTGCTGTGTCTGAGTAAGTGTTTAGCATCTGCAAAAACGTCAGTGCGTTTTCCTCGCCAGCCTGATCAGACATAAGCGCCGCAACTTGAAATGCAAAACCGGGTGCGCTAATTCCGCTTTCGCCGGGGATGCCAGCCGGGCCTATCATGTTCCAACTAAACTCAGACATCAAGTCGAGGCCATACGCCGCCGCCTGCTTGTCTGATCCAATAAAACGCTGGCCGTCATTCATTACGCTAAACATTTTTTTAGACCCGCTGATCCACTCTGGCATCAATGCCAGTTGATCTTCGGTATATAGCGGCTTGCTTGGTTCCGGCGCATCTGCCTCAGACGGCATAGACATGTCCATAAGCGCAGGCTGATCTTGCGGCTCCTCTGGCATAGCGACCTGATTAGACAGATCCATACTGCGTATCATAGGCTGACGCTTGCTCATAAAAATGTGAGCGTCTAAGGCATAATCAAATGCTTCTTTTAGTTCATCAGTCATTTAACAACTCATCTCTGAGATCTGCATTTTTGCGAATAAATTTAATTTTGTTTCTAACAAATTCATAGTCAGCGTCACTCATGCCAAGCGCCAAGCGTTGTTCATCTATCTCTTGTATAGTCGTGTATTCAGTAAATTCTATGCCGTATTTCTCAAGTGTTTGAGATGCTTTTTCAACCAACCTTGTGACTGTTTTGCCGTATTCGCTTGATAACAATTCTTTTCTAAGATCTTTTGCAATTTTAACTTTGGTTGGCTTGTCTGCAATAGACGGCGCGTCTTGATCTTCCCAAGCGTTCATAGCTTCCGCAAACACACGATCAACTTTCGCGCTAAAACTAGCAAACGATTGCGCTTTCTTTTTAGCCACGCCAATTGTGCCGGGTACGATCTGCGCGTGTTGCCGGGCTTCGGCGGCAACGCCGCGCTCAACGTCTTTAATTGACGTATCCATCTTCGGCAAAAGCGTAAGCAAGGCCTTCGGCCCAACGCCTTTTTCTTCGCCTATAGCATTTAACTCTTCAAGCGTGGTTATCTTGTCGTTAAATATAAGATCCAATATTTCTAATTCGCCAGTGTAGTTTCGCACCTCTTCATCGATGTCTTTTGTTTTTGCTTTTTGCAATGCGATAATTTGCTGACCGTCAATGGCCTTGCCGCTTGTTGTGATGCCAATGTTTACGATTTTTTCAAGCGCCGCAATTTCTTCGTCAGACCCCGGCTCTGCCGTTGCAAAAGTCAAAACATCAACAACCAAATCCCGATTAGCAAGTTTTAATTCATCGGCCTCAAGCTGATCATCCGCTTGTTGCCGCGCCGCAATTTCTGTTCTGACATTGGCTCTAAACTCAGCCTGATCTTGCGTAGACAATAGAGCGTAAACAGGCGTCAGCGCACCCATATTACCACTACGCAGGGCGCTTATTCTTGCTTGGTCTGGCAAGTTCATAACGTGATCTGTTAACACGCCAACCTGAACATCTTTTACTATTTGCTGTATTTCTGCCGCTTTTGTTTTTGCAAAAGCCAGATCACCAGTATTTATAATTGCGTCATTTGCTCGTCTGGCAACAGCGGTAACTTGCGCCAACGCCGCTGTCATGTCAGTATTTGGCGCGGTTAATATGTTTCGCAATTGATCCGGCATTCCCGCCAAAAACTCTTCAGCCGCCGCAATCTTAGTTGCGCGTTTAAATTGCAACTGCTTTTCAAGCGCTGATGTGTAAAGGGTTGAGGCGCTGGCATTTGCGCTTGCATTGTATTTTAAAGCCTGCTCTGGATCTAGCCCGGCAATGATTTCTGAGTGACCAGTAATCATAGCCTTCAGATCGGATGTCATTTTTGTGATGTCTTGATCCTGATATAAAAGCCCGGACTTTACTGCCGCACTGTACTCGCCAATCCTTTTATTGGCTTCCATTTCCAATTCAGTGGTCAATTGCTGTGCCGCAGTCGCAGTCGTCACCGCGCCGAACACTGTGTCTGGATCGCCGACAATCTCATCTAAATCGCGGCCTTGCGATATGGCGTCTTGTATCTGTTCAGCCGTTACTGGGTTTTCAAATGCATACTTAGCCGCCTCGCGCTCAGTTTGCTTGACGGCCTTTTTGTAGGCGTAATCGCTCATCGCATTTAGGGCGCGGCCCATAGCGTCAAAGCTACGCGCTCTGGCATTTGCCGCAGTCGTAAAGTCAACGCCCGGTACTGATGGTATGGCTACGCCTAATGGCCGATATCTTAAATCTTTCGCCATTAGGTTACTCTCTTATATCTAGCCATTTGACTACCCGGTGACATACCCATTGGCTGTGCCACTGTAGTGCCGCCCCCGGCAGGCGCACCACCCAATGTCGCGTATCCAACGGCAAACTGTGTGAGGGTGCCAAGTGCCTGCATTCTGCCAGCGGCCATAGTCGCCTTGGCGGCAGACGCATACTGATGCGCTTGAATATCACCCATAGCCAGTTGGATCGTGCCGCCGTCAGCGGTGTTGTAAAACTCTAATGCGCCTTTTCTCTCAGCTAGTATAGACAATGTACGCGCACTGCCGCTGGATGGGTCAATGTTGCCAGCGCCAGCCCGGCTATTAATAGCCGCCTGATGCGCGTTGATGTTTTCCAAAACAGCCACACCCTGCTGTTTAAATTTTAAAGCCTCAGAACGCGCCTGCACTTGTGCCATAGCGCCCTGCATCATCAGCCCCTTGGCAGACGCCTGTGCAGACTTTAGCTGTGAATACATTGTTAAAGCGGTTAACCCTGCCGCTATTGGTAGTGCCGCTGCGCCCATCTTACTGTCCTATGCTCACTTTGTAATCAATGCCAAGCAATGTCATTTTAAGTGGCACCTCTTGGCCGATTGTAACTTGTCCATCATATGTATAGCCCAACATGCTAGGCAATGTTTTAATGCCGGTATACTCAGGCACCGCACCGCCAAATACGCCAGTGCCAAACTGCCTGAACGGCACCAGCTTGCCATCGATAGTCAATGACTGTGTCTCAAACAATTCCGCATTAACTTCCAATATACGCTTTTTAAAACCTTTTATCGACCCACTTGGTAAATTCGGCTCAAATGGTAGCGTCTTAACCTCTGGTGTAAAGTTCAATCCAACTTGATGGCTAGTCGTTGCGGCTGTAGAAAACGTCACGGTAAATGGTGTAGCCGGGACAGTCTGATCAGTCTCAATAATGCCATCACGAATAATCTTTACCGTTTCGCCCTCAAGATGATCCATAGTAACACTAGCCGCCGCGCCGCCAGTTTTGGCGCTATCAAGCAATGTGTCAGCGTCAAACAGTTCAACATAGTAAACATCGGCGCTATTTACCGTGCGCTTGACCACAGTGTAAATGTCGTCAACGTCAACGCCGATATTTATAAACTCGCCGTCTGTCGTCCACTCAGACGGCGCAATCACGTTTTGACTGCGAAGCAGTGTATAGCAGGCGATACTGCCGTCATCGTCATTTACAACCAACAAGCGGTCACCCTCATCAGTGCTGGTTGATACCCGGACTGCCATTTCTGATGGTGACTTTAACAGATGCGAGGACAACAATGATATCTTGGCTGATGTGTAGGCTTGCACTGCGTCACTGTAAATAAACTCTTGTAGTGATTTGCCTTGTCTTTGCACAAACAATGTAGCGCCGTCCACGTTTTGCAATCTAACGCCGGGGCGTGTGCCAAATGACGTTTGTTGTTTGACAATCAAATTGCTTGGCGTGATTGGGTTGTCCAACGTCTGCGGCACATAAAACTCAGCGCCTGTTGTGAATATTTGTAAATGACGCCCGGAATAAATATCGACAATTGCATTGAATGTACCAGTGTCAAGCGTGGCCTCGACTGCCGCATCGTCAAGACTTTCGCCCGGATTAAAATTAAAAAAATCAGCGACCCGGCTACCATACAAAGTTGACGGTCTATTTTTTAGACCACCAAAAAATAAGCGCCCCTCGTGAAATGTGACTGAGCGCGGGTATCCTCTATCGGCTGACCACGCATCTTCGTAACCGTATTCAAGTTCCCACTCGCCTGATGTTAATGCGCTTGTGTCAAAAAATGGTATTTCAACGTATGCCTTTACAGATGTGTCAGATACATACTCAGTAACCCTGACGCGGCCAAAACCATTTAACGCATTAAAATATTCATCGACACTGTCCTCTCCAAACGCCTTGACAGAGTATTGCGTCGTCGCGTCCGGGGCCGGGTCAAAAGCCGGGTAAACTGTTGCCACCTTAGTAGTGGCATCATAGTCGCTTATGTGACGGTGTTGACCAGATCCAGTGCCAGCAGTCAGATGAATAGACAAACCATTACATTGATCATCTGACGTATAGCTAGTTGCGGCTTTCAGCGTTATGGTAGTTGTGCTTCCAGCCTGCGCCGTGCCAGTGTCTGTGGTCACAGATGACGCCGTGATTGTTATGTTGCCGGATGTGGCGCTTGGCGTAATGGTGTATTGTGGGCTGTCTGTGTTTAAGGTGTATGCGTATTTAGGAATAAATACAAAATCTAAATTACTGGCCGTCCAATCACTGTCGCCAGCCCCTCGTAAAATTTTTAATGGTGCTAAATCCTCATGTACAACAATAATCGTGTCGGCAGATTGCACCCAGTTCATTGTTGGTATGATGGCGCTAGTAATTGACGACACAGTCAGATAATTATTTCCACTGCCATTGATGTTTGTAATTTGCGCCCCGTCTTTGAAGACATACATTTTGCCGGGCGTGAACGCCAGCATATAGCTGTCGTCAATGCTGAACTCAAAAGAAACCATACGCACAGCCGTGCCAGCGCCGCTGTCTAACTCAGCAACAAACTTGGTGCCGTCCCGGCGTTTAGCGCCGCCTTGTGGCTGGATGCTGACATTACGCGCTGTGGTTAGGCCGGACTTGTATTGTGCAATATCTGTTCGGGCGCGTAGCTTTGGATCTAATTCACCAGCCGTAAAATCATTTTGAATGGTAATAATGCGGCTCATTTTAGAACCTTATATCGGATATTGGAAACTCTTGTATGGTTTGGGCTGGGCGATCAGCGCCGTCAATATTGATGGCAACGCGCATCAAACCGCCGCGCATATTCTCTGCTGGTGCGCCGTATGCCTTTTGATGGTAGTAGTCACCCTTTGTAATTTGATCTGTTACTGGTTCGGCAAACTCAGCCGCCAATGCTGTCTTTAGCAACCGCACAAAGTATGGCGGGAATATGGCAGGCTCTGGGCGAAACTGATAATCAATCCAAACCTCTTCGTAATTTGTGAAAAGACCAAGATTGTAGATTTCAAAATCACGCACTGGCTGTGCGGCTACCGCGCCAACATTAAATACAGCCTTTGGGTTGCCAAGAATATTACCGGGCAGTGCGTAGGTATACTTCCACTCATTAATTGGGGTGCTAGCCAATTGCGCTAGTTTTACTTTTTTGACAGACCAGCTAAATGGGTACTGCATCAAGATAGTGTCGCGGATATCATCGTACAGCCTGTCAGCGACTTGCGCTTCATCTGTACCTGTCGCAAATGACGAAAGGGGCGCGGCCCCCAGCATAATCAGTGCTTCAGAACATATAGATAGTTTGGTATCGCCCTGCGCCATTCAACCGCTCCAATATGGGTAAGGGGGGCGGGTTTCCCCGCCCCACTAGGATTAGTCAGCGTCAGCGACAGATACTGCCGTGCCGTCTGATACATCAACAACACCAGATGCGTTTGACAGGACAACAACAATTGACATTGTTGGTGTAGCGCTGTCGCGCACAAAGATGATGTCGCCAACTGCGAGTGTGTCACTCAGGTCATTAAAGTAACCTGATGTGTTCACAGTCGCAATCGCGTCTGCTGATGTGTAAGTGTAAATGCTAGGTGCATTGCCTGACTTGGCGGCACCGATAACATTAAAGCCTGAAGTTGCGTAAGCCATTATTCAGCCTCCTCTCTATTCGGTGCAAGAGATCTTAACAATGCCCTCGTCATCGATGGCGACTGCGCCAGCGCTGAACATTGAAGAAACCAAGAAGCTGGTTTTTTCTGGGACATAGTTAATTTCAGATTTTTGGTTCATGCCGATACCCATACCCATTGCATCCTTGTGGAATGCAAAACAGGTGCGAGTTGATGGGATGGGCAAGCCACCTTCATCACGGTCACCAAGAGTTACGAACTTGAAGCCCATAAAGGTGTCAACCTCACCAGAAACGAGAGCCTTTACAGTTGCAAAGTCTGCGCTTGTGATTTCGGTTTCGCCCAACATGCCAGCCAAATTATTGGCGTGGATGATCATGCAACGGCCCTCAGATGGAACATTGTTTGCGTCAAGAAGCTTCTTGGCTTCGATCAGCTTTTCAATGTTCATGTTCGTGCCAGCGCCACCAATCGTAGTCGCAACGGTCAGTGTTGTTGCTGATGCGTTAAGGGCATCAATAACAAGCTGATCCATACGTCTGCCGATAGCGTTACCGACTACCTGTACCAGTTCACGGCGCTCGTCAAAATTGACTTTCTGCTGTGAAAAGATATCGCTATATTCTGCGGCGATGTAGTCAGACATTGTGGCTGTGACTTGTGAGTAAGTCACGTTCAGTGGTGTTACGTCAGTTTGCGGAACGCGAACTGTTGCGGTGCCTTTTCCGATCTTCGGAAACTTCACCTGATTTCCTTCAACATTTGTACGCTCGCGGGTTAAGCCAGCCAGTGCGCGTGATGACTGATACGCTTGCTTGACCTCTGCGTCAAAAAGTTGAACGAAAGCTGAAGAAATGCCTACGGCCATTTTCTTTTCCTTCCATTACAAAATTAAAACGATTTACGCCTAACAGGTATCCTTACGGGCTGTGGCTTGGGCATACACGCTACGCCCCCAAGCGTTTGCGACAGGTCAAAGGAATGATTATCTGTCAAGGGTGATTTTATAGAAAAACACGGCAATTGTAAACAACTGCCGTGCTTAGATTAAATGGCTGAGTATTCTTGGGTGCCGTACACCTGTTCAAACATTTTCTCAACCTTGGCCCGGTACGCCGGGTCAGTGTTATACTCAGGCTTTCCGACCATAGCCTGCAACTCTTCTTTTGATGGTGCGCCGTCAATCGGGCCAACCTCGACAGGTATGGGCTTGTCACCGTAGTAACTACGCACTTTCTGCAAGGCGCGTAGACCTTGGGCGGTGCCGCCCATTATTTTAAACTCTTCAAAATCAGCATCTGACCAGACGCCCTTGCGAACCAATCCAGACGCCCAGTCTGTCATTGACTTGATTGTTTGGTCAGCATTTGGGCCAAGCTTTTCAAATTCTTCTTTAAACGAGATCTCGCCTGCTTCAGCCTCTTCACCAGCCATTTGTATAAACGTGCCAGCCAATTGCTCAAACGCCGCCTGACTGACGCCATTTTCTTTCGCCCAGTCTCTATAAACATTATAAAGAGGGTCATCGTCACCAATCCCGGCCTCATCAAAAATGCTCGTGTCATAATTATCAGGGGCTTTATGTTTTCCCTGACTAAACTTTTTTTGCAGTTCATTATATGACTTAACAAGGTTTTCAAGATCTGGGCCATCATCATCATTCCAAAACTTTTCGGGATACCACTCTGGCCGCGCCAGTTCTATTTCTTCATCCTCTTTGGCAACAGTGACATCATCAAGTGATGGCTCATTGTCAGGCAGTTGATGTGAAATAGTTGTTTCTTCAGCTTGCTGTTGGTTATCGTCACTCTCTACTGAGGCTTCGGCCAACAGACCGTCTGTGTCGTTCATAGCGTCCTCGCTCTGTTCATGCGTCGCTCAATTTCTCTGACCAAACTATTTTGGCCCTCTCTGGCATAACCGTGGCTGGCATCCTCGCCGGGATACCACGTTGGCTGTTCTATTGTTAGTGATCGCAAATGGGTGAGCAACTTTTGCCCATCGTCACTGCCAAAGACACGAAGATAGAGACGGTCAACATCGTCTTTATCAATTTGCTGTTTTTCTGCTATTGACGGGTCTGCCGACTGTAGACCTGCCCAACCGTCCGGGTTCATTACATCATCCCTTCTGGTGGTGCCTCTCCCTCAACTGGCGCACCACCCTCTGCCTCTGCTTGTGCCTGCATCATCTGTGCGGCCTGTTCCATCATTTGCTGACGCTCCATAGGCGTTGTGCGTAAATCCGCTGGCACACCTAGTTTGTCAGCCACATAGTCTGCAATAGATCCCATCTTCACCGCCATCTGGCCTTCCGGGCCAAGCGCTGATGACATCTGCACCCACTGCATAATCTTTTCTATGTCGCCCATATTCTGTGCCTGTGCAATGGGGCTGACCGGCGTGACCTTCACTTCAAGGCCATTGACGCGCAACGGCATCTCAATCAGACCGCGCTCATCCATCACATACAAGACACGCGATATCAGCGGCACCATTGTTTCTGTTATGAGACGACCAAAAGCTGAACCAAGGTTCTGTGCCAGTTCTTTCATCCGCTCTGCAATCTCTGTCGCTGACCGGGCTGACATGTTGTCGGGCGGCAGTGTGTCGTCCAGCAAGATCTTTTTGACGTTCATGCGTAGGTCATTAATCACAATCTGCGACACATTAAAATCACCAGAGCGCGGCATCTGGCGCAGGCTCTCGCCCTGTGGCCCACCGTTACGCGCAACCGGGATAATGGCACCCGGCTGGATGCGGATGTTTTGCGGGTTCAACACGCCGTCGTCAGCCGCCGTGTAAACGCCAGCAATTGACAGGCTGGCATTCTTCAACAGCAGTTCCAGCGTCTTGTTTAGCGTCTTGATATCCGGGATTGCTGTGACCAGCGGCCCCCGGCCATACACCTCACCGGCGACTTTCATGTAACGCGCCACGATCCAAGGCGATGATTTCATGCGGCGCATAAGCAGACCGGCTTTGCCCTCTGCCCAAATCACATGATAGCAATAGTCACCCTTCTCTGGGTCATACAGTGTGGCCTCAACCAGATCTATTTCCTGAGTAGGCTTTTCGTCGATCATGCGCTGCAAGCGTTCAGGTATGTCGGCGTCAGTCCAATGCTGCTTGATGGCTTCGCCTTTCAGACGCATGCGGCGATAGACGTTGTCAACCTTGCCGTGTGCGCCCTCTTCAATGCTGACCAGATACTGCGGCACAGCGGTAAAGCGAATAGGCGTCATGTCATCGCCGGACTGCACCAGCATGACGGCAGTGCCAACGGCAAGGTCAAGCAAGAACTCGCCCATAGCCAAGTCAAAATTAGACTGCCGCAACAGGCTAAACATTGTGTCGGCGTACATGTCCAGAGCCATTTGTGCTTCAAGGCGGCGATCCTCTGGGATCTCCGGCCCCGGCTCCAACCGGCACCAATGCGCGTATGGCGGGAACAAGCCAGACTGAATGCGGTTGGCAAAGCGCTGCGTCGCATTGATGGCGGTACTGTCAAACACACGCGCCATTTTGTTTTGACCCGGTGAACCGCCGCCCTCGTAATAGCCGTCATACAGATTGCGCTGCGGCAGACCAAATTCGTAGCAGTCTTCATAGATCTGACGCCAGTTGTCTTTGCGGCGCTGCGCCACGTCGTGACGCTTTAGGATGTCCTCAACACTATGCACTGGCTTTATTCCTCTTGCTTATCGCCGCCGCTTTCGACTTGGCGTCTGCTTTTGAACTCGCGCCCCAAGCGCGTAGTGATAAAAGCAGGCGCGTTGGCTTGCCCTTTTCGTCACGCTCCGGCCCCGGCATGTTACCCATACGCGCCAAGAACGATGCCCGGCGTGGGTTGTCGCCCTTCTTGACCGGCGCTTTTAAATTCATGCCTTGCTTTTTGGCAGACGCACGGCCTGCGGCATTCAAGCCGCCTGATGGGTTTTTACCCTCAGACCTCTGCCAAGCCGGTGTTTTAGCCACGCGCCGCTCTCATGTTGTCAATCAAGTTAGGATATGGGCGGCCAGCTTTTTTGGCCGCTCGCATAGCGCTGCGTTTTTTAGCCGGGCTAAGACCCTTTGGTTTAGGCAATCCCTTCGGACGTTTTTTGTCCCAGACTTCTTTAGCCATTACTTGCCGTACCCCTTACCTTTTTTCTTAGGCATAATCTTTCCTCTTCGCCATTTTGGTTTTCATGTTGGCCTCAGTTACCCGGCCACCAGTCTGCCGCGCATATTCTTTGGCCGCTTTCATGCCAGCCTTGCTATACGCAAAGTGACGCGCCTTGCCGTCTTTGGATACTACTTTTGGCATTTACGCCCCCTATCCTAGTGTTGTCTTCAATCCCTCTTCGTCAGCGCCATAGCCAAGTCTGCCGCCAGCTAGCAATTGACGCTGACCCATACGCCGGGCGCGGCGGGCGGCGGCTTCTTGTTTTTCGGCCATTGTCGCCGCGATTGGTTTTGCCTTGGCCTTAGTTTCAGCCAACTGTCTTGGTTGTTGTACCTTTTCAACAACACCAACAGATGTTGCAAGCTTCATCATTGCTTTCCCAGCAGATCCCATAACTATACTCCTAATGTAGTTTGATCATCGGCGGTGCCGCCGCGAACACTGGCTAATAATTGACGTGAGCCGCCACGCCGCCGGGCGCGTTGCCGCGCCGCCATCTGGCGTTGCTGTAAATCTTCCTGCGCCGCCAAGCGCTCCTCTTGGCGCTTTTGCGCTTCAGTCACCTTTGGCGCAACTTGCTGCGGCGTCGGCATTGATGGGGCTTTAAACAATGAGGTCATTCGTAAATCCTCGCAAACATAATATGGTCAGCGCCAGTGGGGCCGTAGTTACGCAACAGCCCCTCGCGAGTGAATTGTAACGCATATGCCCACCGCACAGCAAGTTCATTTTCCGCATTTACCGTCAACTGCAACCGCTTCAATCCCTCTGTGGTAGCAATGTGATTGAAATAACGTCTGGCGCACCGCGTGACTGATACAGCCAAGGTATCAACTTGCTTGCCTGTCAGCAGCCAGCCCTCGCCTACACCCGGCCACAAAATGTTTGTGCCAAAGCAGGCAAATATTTTACCGCGATACAGCGCCGTGCAGGCGTTGCCTTCAGCTTGAAACGATCTGAGCATGTCGTCGTAGTTGGGCAGAACATCATAATACTCGCGGTCAAATGACCGCAGATCCATCACACGCGGGTGCGCCCAGTGAAACGGCACGATCTGCACATAGCGGTTTGTCGATATCTCGTTAAAAAATTTCAAAGTCTGCATTGGCCGTTAGCTGTTTAAACTGTTTGCTGAATTGACTGTTGCGCGTGATGCTCCGCACCTCGCCAGCGCCAAGCATCAAATAGCCAAACGCATCGCCAACGTGTGAGTGTTCATTCTTATTTGGCGCATCTCTAAACCGCTCATACCCGGCACCAACCGCAACGCGCTTAAAGTGGTAGCCGCCAGCCAGCGATTTGCGGGTGCGGGTGCATTTGCTGTTGACAATCAACCCGGCCTTGCCGTCAATCATTCTATTCATCGGCATAGCACCGGCCTCGCGCCGCACCTTAAAATCGTTAGTGCTAGTAGGCCGGGCATGTAGGCCCATCGTCTTTAAATGCTCAAACGCCGTCACCTCAAATATCTCATCGCGCTTGACGCCTGCCGGGTCACCCCAGACCAACACGTCGCACTTTGGAAACATCGTCTGTATGTCGGCCAGCAAGTGATGACAAAACCGCTCAAGCCCCATATCAAACGCCACCAACTCATGCACGACATTCCAGCGACCGTTCTGCATTTTCTGCCCAAACACCGCCGCCGGGGTCAAACCAAAGTCAAGGCCGATATGCACAGGCCAGCCGGGTTCTATCTCGACATCGCCGGACATAACGCTGTCACTATACTCAGGCCAGACCGGCTTGCCGTCCTGAACGTAAACGTATTGCGCCCCGGCGTAGCACTGTATCCAGTCGAGTGTCTTA